ATCTCGATTTTCATCATTATAGTACACCCTGTTGTTGTGCACGTGAAAGTTTACGCGAGGGTGCGCCTTGATGGTATTGCGAAAAACATCTTCTTCTTCAAACTCAAATAAGTTTCCATACTGTGGAATATGTGAGGGCATCTCCTTACCTCGCTAGTAGTCTAGTCTAACCCTCAAAGTCAGTTCAGTATTTGGATCTTTCCTTATTGGTTCTGAAAGTTTTGCAACCGCCAGCAATTCATTATCAGCAGAATACAAACCAACAGACGTAACATAAGAAACTGGCTGGTCAAACGAATTATCTTTCACGCGAATCTTGCTGCCTGTCAAATATGTTCGGTTAGAGCTATAATTAAACTCATTGTGGTTTGCACGACAGAAATAAATTGTTGAATTCAGTTCTGTTGTGTTATTGAATTGAATATTATAAATTCTGTTTCTGATATAAGAAGACATATCCTGAATGCTAGAGCCGGTGATGGTGTCAAAGCCGGTGTTGGCGGCGCTAACTTTGCAATCCTTGCACATTTCAACAGTACCATTAGTAGTTGTTAACCTTCCGCCATTATCAGCATCGTTGAATACAGCGGAACCGCTAATCACAGCAATCCCAGCTTGATAGTAAATTAATCCTACAGGAGGGTGAGTAGCAGGGGAGCTTACCTCAGAGGAGATGCTTTCGCCGGTAAGCAATGCAGTATCCAAAGTAGAATTACCATCATACGACGTCTGAGCATAGAGAATGCCGTACTCACCTGCAGGTGAATTAACTTTAAAACCTGTAGATCCGCTAGCATCTGTGAGCTTGATTCTTTTAGTAAAAACTGCTCCGAGTTGATCATATGCCGCGTTCACCCCCAACTCTAACTGGAAAGAACCTTTTTTAATTTCGTCTTTTACGAGAAGCCTAGAGAAGTTAATAAAGAAGACTTCTTCAAGCTTGTTGCCACCACCTGCAACATTTCCATCCTCATCGAAGTCTTGAATATTGCCACTGATATCTGTTGGCATCAACATAAGAGCCATTTGATTGTAAAGATTGATAGTCTTCTCTTGGTCTGTGCGACCAGACGTACCAGACAGGGCCGAGCCAGTTGCATACCCAACTGTTACATCAAAGATGTGATTTGCAGAAGAACTTAAATAAGGATAGTCATAGACAGATTCAAACATACCATGTGAAAAAGTTTTTACATGAGATGTAGAAGTACTATCCTCTGCATAAGTTCCTGAAACAATACTTCCTGTAACCGGTATTGCTTCGTGCAACAAAGTCCTCGTTGAAGTTATGTCGTTGTTTAGAAAAGTTTTATATGTACCTGCCATGATTTTATCCTTTTGTTTTTAAATTACTACGCATTAATCGCGGTGTTGAACCTAATGAATCTAACCGGGACATCAACACTGTATCCCGTTGTAGCACCACTAATTCTAATAATGGTGTCAATGTGCTTAAATCTGCATTTACCATCTGCGATGTCGGAGTTGCTGCAAGCTGTACCGGTTGCGCCCTTCCCTTCATTCGCGTCCACTGTAACTTCTGTTGTGTCAGTTGTGCCGCCGCCGATCTTATCGAACAAATAATCACTGGTACGGAGATTAGCAGAAGTTGCCACACTAAATTCTATAATCGTTCCCTTCGGACCAGCAATAGTCTGATCTGCCGTGCCGGATGATGATTTTCCTGCAGCGGTGTTTGGTTTTACTATCGAACTATCAGTACCAGCAGAGAAATAATAACTCGCAACAAAATCGTCATCAATGAAAGAGACCTTTTGTGCAACTCCCTGTACATTTGTAATTGTCCCCAATCTGTGGTCCATTTCAATAATATATTGAGTCTCGTTTAAATCCGAGTCTAAAAGCTGAACTTCTGAAATGTCAGCCGTGTCCAAACCCTGGTCTAAACGAATTGCAGCAGAGAAAGTGTTGTCGGCTCCCGAAAGTACTCCTTTCTTTGTGTCTTTATTGAAATAATCTTGTGTAGTGCTATCAACAGCGACTAAATACGTGTTTGCAATGTCTTCATGGAATTCGCGACCGGTCATCTTATCGTTGACTTTAATAACCGGCAAGTGAGTTAAATTGTTTCTAGGAATTGAAATAAGCTTTGACTTCATAAGAGAAGTATTATTAGTAAACGCTTCCAGTACTGGGGTCTGAAGAATGTCCAAATCATAGTACGCACTTCCGGAAGCATGGGCTCCATTGGCATGATTTGTATTTTTATAAAGAGAATAATTAATCTCGTCGTCGCCAAAGGCATACTTAACAATTCTAAACGAACCGTCTCCCTTTGCTAATCTGAACCTTCCCGTGTCCGTTAACACTGCGTCCAAAATTATATCACCACTGTTATCTAGAAAAGCCATATTTTAAACTCCTGTTTTCTTAATATTTTGTTGTAATTAGTCTTCATTTTACCTTTTTACTAGTTAGGATCTGTTAAAGATTCCGTTCCTTTAATAAAAGTTCCAGCCTGGTTATACCTTTTCGTTTTAAAATCAATATTCAAGTCTATTTTTCTACCCGTCTGCCTTGAGGTGAAGCGTATTTTAAACTTCTTCCCCCACAGAGGCTGATCTCTTGTGCCTAGTTTTGCTTCAGCCAACAAGTTCTCCACTTCTTCATCCACCAAGGGTGAAGAAAAGTTCTTTTGTAAAACCGCTTGCAAATACGCCGGCTCTATTTGAAAATACTTTTTCATTGGTACCGATTTAACATTTTTAACCCTTGGGGGAAACTCAAATACTTTGTTGATCAAATAAATGGATACCTTATCGTCAACCAGTTCTATCTGGTATACTGCAGATGGATTGGATAAGTTTCCATGCACATCGATTGTTCTAAAAGTATACCAATATGTTTTATTTGGTTTAATTGTCGTATCCAAAAAGGCTGCAGCAGAAGCTGCGCCTTTTTGTATTTCAAGTAATGATTCGGGATCTGCAATGGCAAGCCTCTTGCCCCGGAAATCATCATAAGAAAATGGCATTGTATCGGTTCTATATACTTCAAAATATCCACTGTTACTAGCGGAATCGTCACTCTTATAATGCACCAAGCCAGTGTATGGATCTACACGTTCTTGAAGTTTATCACTATCCTCAATTTCAATAAAAATAGGCTTGGCTTTGTATTCCCCTATACCACCATTTATATTAATCAACAAACGATTGTTAACCCCGTGATACGGAATCAGATCAACTTCTGGTGCGATTGGTGCATGATCAAGAATTTTACCTGTCATTTTTCCATATGACACCTCTACTAGTCTCACCATTGGCTCCGACACAACATCGAACAATGCGACAAAATGGCCACTGGGGAACTTGCCGGTATAGCACTCTCCTTTGGTGTTGGGACTAATCTCTTTTACCAAGGTCGAAGCAATGTCTTTACTCGATTCAGAATTTGTTTTATCTTTTTTATCAAGGTCGCCCTTATAAGACATTTGTTCGGGACCAGGATGAGAAGAGAACGCTCCCTCTGCTATAGCATTGCCAGCAATATCATAAGGTTGTTGATCGTGAGTCTTGTCTGCTGTGGGCGGTGTACTTTCGTATTTGTATCTAGATCCTATAACCACTTGGTACGCAAATATCTCATATTCATACTCAACACCATACTTTACCTGTGAGTCCAAATACTTAACAACTTCCAATTGATTTGTGTTTGGTATCCAAATATTCTGAACATGTTCTTCTTGTCTAGTTTCACCGTTTTTACCAAGTGGCGTCTTTTTAATCCTATATAAAATTGTTTCGGAGTACGCCATTTTGCCAGAAAGCACTTGCTCAAAACTTCTAAATTTATTATGCACAAACTTTTTAAAGTCATTTAAAAACAAAAGAGATTGAATGACATAAGCAAAGCTTCCCGCTGTTGTAGCTGCGCCAGTAAGTGCTCCATCCGTAGCACTGTCTAATTCACTTTTAAAATCACTTTTTGAATAACCCTTTGACAAGAATGCAAAGTCTGAAAAATATTGATTGATTTTTTTCATTAAATTGCTATCAATCTTGTTATAATTCCAATGCATTACACCGGATTTTGTCAACCATGATTCTAAGTCCCAGTTTCTTATAAACTTGGCCTCGCCGGCGACTCTTTTCTCGTAAGTCGGATCACCGGCATCTTGCGTTTTGAAAAAAGTAATTTCGGAAAATTCTCCTAACGGCATGCCCGTAAAAACACCCAATGCTTCATCCCCGTGTTCAATGATATCTTTCACGACGCGAATCATCAATTGCATACCGAAAGGTGTAGCCTTTAAAGAATCAGTAAGTTCTGTTGTAAGGTCCGTTGTAAATTCTAAATTAAAATACATAGGAAAGAAACGTTTTTTATCTTCTGCGGTTTTTAATAATTCGTAATCAGAATAAGGTATTACAATATTTGAATATTCTTTTTCTAAAGCAATGACGGTATCCAATATGCCTTGTTGATATGGCGTTAGCCCAACCCCCTCTTTGGTACCATGGGCATCCTTTAACGCAGCTGTCAACTTATTCATTGTTTTTGCAAATTTCGTAAAATAATCATGTGATATTTTAGCAGGATCAAGCGCTTTACCCTTCTGAGATAAGAATAACCCAGCAGGAGCCAAGAGAACCAACGAAAGATGAGACGAATCCTGCATTGCTTGCGTAATGCCGGTGTGCATCGCTGACACTACTTGTATATTTGGAAAAACGCTTTCTCTAAGCCATGGTTTGTCGGAAACCATGTCTTCATACCCTGGTATATAATAATTGTATACCGGCTCTAATTTCATGTACGAATTTTTTCGTGCTTCGATGTTAAAAATTTCATTTTCATGAAAAGGAGTTGGAACTTCAAAAGGGCAATCCATGTAGGATTCATCTAATTTTATACAATGAGCCCATGAAGCATCTTGTTTCATGTTGACCCCTTCGTGGGTTCCATTAATAAAAGAGGCCCAATACATTTCATCCCAGCCCACTGACGGGTGGATGGCAACAGAACTATGTACCTCTATCTTTTCGCGCAAACCATTAAACAAGATACTGCTAGTATCGGCTATTTGTACTGGTGTTGTGCCGACCATTTTTATTTCACCAAACGGAGAATATATATCACCAACTGGCTGAGAGCCTAGATTGGGATTTAAAAATTTTATTGTGTAATCAAGATCGTCAACCCCTCCAACAACGCCGGTCTCTTTTCCAAACAAACTATACACCCAATATTTACCAGCATAATGTCTAAAGGTGTCGGCAATACCCATTGCAGCAAACAACTCCCCGAGTGCACCTGGGCCGGCTCCATCGGCGTGTACAACGGGCAAAGTGCCAGACCATGTTGCTAACGCTGCCAATCCTGCTGCCACATCCGTTGTTGGGGGTGGCTTCGCTCCATACCCAAATTCTGGGCTAACACGTTCGGCTCTAGTCAGCCCGATATTGTCAACAAAGATATATAATTTTTTCTTGCTCTGCCCATTAACTTTTAATTTGCCCGGTAATTCCAGTGTGCCCAATAAATGTTTCCATTTAGGCATATCACCCTCGGCTTGCCATAAAATCTCTGGTGTTAGTTTTACATCTTGTTCAGATGTGGTGCCAGTAACACCCTGTTCAGCTTTGCCTTTTACGGAGCTTGCAGGGTCTTTTGCTTGAGAGAAATCAAATTTACCCATCTAGTATGTCCCTCCGCTTGTCATAGCTGGTCCATCAGCAGAAGAAATTGGAGACTTAGACCCCGGGGCATCAGCTAAAGTAGAAGTACCGCCAGTAGGCGTATTATATCCTGTCACCACCACCTCTCCTATTATAGCGCTTTGAAAACTATCAGATAGAAGCGACACCGGTGTCAGACTTTGACTAGCCATTTTAAGTTTATTTTTAGTATCCTCGTGTGAAACAACGATAGCGGATTTACTCATTGTTGTCGCGGCCACTCCTTTTAGTGGATGAGCTTGAATTAAAAAATGCTCATCATATATAGGCAGTTTCATTATTTCTGGTGGGGACATAACAAACCCCGACTCTCCGGTGTGCTCGCGAAAATCATATGAAACAATTCTACAAAAAAGATTTTGAGTCCCGGGAAGTGATTTAAGGTGGTCATCTGTTAATGTGTTCCAAATCGGAGAATTAATCAGAATATGTCCTTCTTCTGAAATTTCAAACCCTGCAAACACCTGCACTCTCTTTATATGGCCATATTTAAACATCAAAGCTGCTAAATGCTCTGGGTCATCAGAAATGCCCTGTGCTGTAACCTCTGGATTTTTGCCCCTTAAAACACCTGGGATGGCTTTTTGTGTCATGAGTTGTCGTAATTTGGTGGGGGCATTTTTATATTTTTGTACTACGATGCTATTCCTATTGGTGCGATTAGGGCTGTCCACGAGCTTTTTAACCATATCTCCAGCCTGATTTAAAAACTGGTTAAACTTTTTTATTGATTCGTTCAACCTAGAGGGATTAAAATCTTCATAAGCCAATAATTTTAACAAAAATGTATTAGGATTTATATCATATATTTCATGGTCTTTATTTTGAAACCACTTTTCTTTAAATTGCGTTATGTCCTCATGCTCGTGGTCTGTTACGCGGCCAGTGTGGACATCCCCTCGACGTAAATGAGGATTTAAAGGTTCCCCCGAGGGTGTTGTAAAGCGAGCCTCTCTGGTGCTAGACGTCACTAAATTAGAGTGTACAAAAGCCTGCTCCAAAGTTCTAGCTAAGTTTACATCTGCTTTTAAAAGGTTTTTTGATTTACCTCCAGAAACATTATATCGCGAGGATTGTCGCTGTCCGGTTGTTAAACCCAGTTGATTGTATAAAACAACCTTGGACATCATCTGATTAAATAATTTAGTCTCATCGTCATCCATGACGCTAGCGTCGTTAGCTTCGCTAGTAACAATCGATGTGGTTAACGATGCCAAGGAATAAAATATTCCTAACCCAAGATTAACATTTGATAACGATAAAAAGGAGGCCGCTGTATCGCCCAAGAAAGATTGCACAAAATCAATTTGCTCCCATGACTGCGCATTCTGCGCAGCAGTTTTTGGTTGCATAAAGCTAGCATGCTTAAAAGCAAATTCTTGTTTAGTTCTCTCTCTGTATTGAACTTCTGTCATAGTTTTAAGGCGCGTTCCAGGGGCGTTTTGTAAAAATCCAGTTGTAGACAAATAATCAAACCCCACAAAATTTGGTATATCAGCATCATAAGTGGTTTTAAAGAAGTACTTTGTGCTTGTTACGCGAGTGTCTGACGGGCTTCTAAAATGTATACGTGGAGCGGTAGTAGAAGTTGTGTCTGCAAGTTTTTTAGTTTTTATTCCAGCCATCGAAGAAATCGTAGCAATCAAATCTTCTATCAATTTAATCAAATTCATTACCCCTCTGGGATTTCCAGTTTCGGGGTGACAATGCAACATCAGAGGGTTTATCAGGGACTGCAACAAATTCCAAGTTCCCTGACCACGAGAGGAGTCAGGCTGACCAAATATTAATTTTGCAAAAGTAATATAAGTTGAAACCCCATTTATCCAAGGGGCGGTTACATTGTCTAAAGTGCCGTAGTGTTCTATCATTTGGTTAATAAACCCTTGGGAAAATCTATTAGACATTACATCAAAGCTGCTTGGCTTCCAGACACCCTCCCCTCCAGTACCTTCTGGTATGAATTGAGAATTAGGCTTAGACCCTTCATTCAAATACCATCTTAACCCTTCGGTACCGGCTTTTCTACTGTTCACGGCATTATTTAACGATGCTATAGCAACGCTTTTTAAAATATCGGCTGTCCTGTCTTCAACTTCCAATTCGATACCATATTGATATGTTCCATCAGAAAGATCGTTCATGGTTCTATCTATTCCAGAAAAGTGTCTAACACCACGAAGGTGTGTTCTAGTATCCGCAGAAAAAATATTTAATTCTGAAATTGCTGCGCCAGGAGTCTCCGAAGTTATAAGTGTGAACCCTGCTCCACTAGACTTTGTTTGGGAATCGTGTGCCGTAACCAAAACTCGTATTGGCTCTTCATCGTCAAAAGCAGAGCCAAGCATGACGCGGTTGGCTACCTTGTTGGAGACCCAGGCTTCTTTAACACGACGTCTTACGATCTTAAGAGTCTTAATACGAATTGCTTCTTGTAGGAGCGCAGGACCCATTATACTATCTTTCTCATAAAGTTTACCATATAAAGAATGGTCCATCGCGTACTTCACCAGATCAAAAGCAAATAAAAATCTTACATTATTTAAATTATCTCTAGAAAGGGAAATGTCCGAAAAATACGCATTCTTTTTTTGTACATCAAAAGCCAGCGATTTTGTTCTAGATTTGGCTAAAATTAGTTTATTTTCAATAGTTGAAAGATTTAACTGCAATCTTGAAACAGCATCAAAATTACGAAAATCTTGTACTTTAGTGTTGGGTTTGATCTGTTTCACAAGTGGTACAGAAGACTCTGTGTGCTGTTTTCCGGTCATCCATGCACCATCGGACATTTGATGTACATCCCCAGCCCATGGAGCGCCATTGAGATCAACAAAACCATACGAAGTAGAAACAAGTTTATTTTTATCAAAAACCAATTCACCAGCAATCTTGCCATGAGGCACGAACCCAGGCAAAGTGAATCCAGGAAAATCTTGTTTTAGAGCATCCATGTCTGCTTGTACCACAGCGAAGTATGCTAAATCAGATAAGTTCCCTGGTAAACTATCGAATTCCAGTGTAAACGGGACACTATATATCACCGCGCCGTTGTCCATTACTGTTTTATAGTTCTTCGTGAGATCTTTATTTTTTGTTAGCTCTCCTAGGTTTACAAATTTCGTAACTGTCGTGTTATCATATAGATCGTTATACTCTGTAGCCTTTTTTTGGGTTTGTGCAGTGGTTTGTTGGGGGGCTACTTTTTGATTATTTTGTGCACTATACATAATATCGGATTTTGAACCATCTGCCAAGTTCATCATTACCTTGGCAGTTGGAATACTGCGCATAATTGATCTTGTCACAAGTATTTCTGTACTTTGAAATACCATTATTTTAAAATATTTGTGGAAAGCAACATCTTCAAACCACGTGGCTCGGCCATTTGGCTTTATGTACTCTTTAAGAGAAAGCTGAATAGTGACCTTAAGAGGAGAGGTGCCCGGTTTAGCAAAAGAACCACCGACATATGCATTAGTTCCAGCTTGAAAAAGGTCTCCTAGTGTATCCAAAACGTGCGGATCATCGTAAGGCTTAGGCGTGTGACCACCATTCTCTAGAGTTATCCTGTCAATGAAGACGGTAGGAATAAAATTTCCAACTATATTTTTTGACATAATTAATCACATTCCTCTACTTCTTCAATAACCTGCTTATAAGTATCTTTCACAGTCATTTGTGATGATAGTTTTTCCCCTGGTGCGGCTTTAGACATTGCTATAGCCATAGAACTAGCTTGTTCTTCTAAGGCACACTCAAACGAAGTAATGCTCGGGAACAGGCACGTAACGTCATCCACCCTCTTGATTTTGCACAATGTATCAGTATCAATTTTATCATCTAAAGTAATTTTAAAAAAGTAATTTGCATGATTTGGCTCTAACTCAGTCTCCGGTAACCCATGAGAAGTACTAATAAAATCATAATCCACATTACCCTTTTCGTCAGTTGACAGTTGTCCAGGCCAATATAGCGGATACTGTTTTTCAGTGGACCCGCTGCTTTCAATCAAAAACACCTCAATATCAAAATTCTCATTAGTACAAGTTGTATTAAGTTCTTCTACTTGTAATACAAAAGGATCTTTGTTAACAATGATAACAGTGCCATCTTCCAAAGTAACTCTCTGCTCTCTAAGGAACCTGTCATTGTCTGACATTTTGCTTTTATGTAAAATCTCGTATTCCATAGAAGCGCTTAGTTGCGGAATAATATCTGATGAATGGGAGCCAGTTACTAGCTCAACCGATCCTGTCAAGTTACCATCCATTGCACGGACAAGCCAAGCAGGCGATTTATCCGACGCAAGATCGCACGTACCTAAAGGGGCAAAAGTCGCATAACTATTTTCTGGAAGGGGTAAAATCTTTTCTTCACCATGTTCGGCTTCGTCTTTATCACTATAAAGATACGCAGGTTCTCCACCGTTCTTTTTCATTTGGCTACGAATTATTTTATTGGCCTCAGTCACAGAAGTTTCCACGCCGGCGTATACGTATTGAACGCCTTGGCTAGGAGTTTGGTTTTTGATTCTGTATTCGATGTTACTTTGTGTTTCTGTTAGTCCACCGTAATCACCGTCATAGAGTACATCATCATCAAAAAAAGCATAAAGAGTTGGCTTGAATCTACCCTGAGATAAAAGGTATTTTCCATACTGAGTTAGCTCAATATCTAAAACATCTTCTTTTTTATCTAAAAATGCCATTAATAATTTACCTGCTTAATATAAGTATCTCTTTACTCTATAATTTTATTCATCTTCTAGTGCTGTCCGTATAGCATCAATCGCGACTTTATTTTTATCATCTGCTCCTCCAGCGCCTCTAGCAGAATTATTCGCTCTAAGCATCGCTTCAACCCTCTTAGTTGGCTTAATGGTCGGCTGGGCGTCAACTTTAGCCAACTCAATTAGCGAGAAGAAATCATACGGCCAATTGTAGCTATATGTTGGTACCGAATCTTTTCCTCGGTTGGCGGAGGTAAATTTAAACTTTGTATCATCGGTTGTGTCTTTTGTTACAGAATAATAGTTAGTTTCCGCCTTTTGTTTAACTTTGAAAACCATCCAGCGCAAGTTAGATGGCAATCCTCTGTTATCCGGATCCACCAAGTGATCTGGCATTTCGCCTGCTAAAATCTCTTCACCGCCGGGAGTGTGGTTAACCGAAAAATACCCCATCAATTCATTTGTTGTTAACGGATGAGAGACCTCAGACATGACTTTATCAGAATCTTTATTTTTTTGAACTGTTGTTTGGCCACCGGGCATTATACCCTGCCAAATATCCTGTAAATCTCCTTTGGAGAACGTATGATTAAATTCAAATATATACATAACGCACGGATCAACACTTGTCTTCTTTTCGCTCTTGCCTGCGTCTTTAAGGCGGAGTCGCTCCGATACAAAATCAAATTGAGGAGGGATAACATACTTTTGCATTTTTGTAACCATATTTCTTATGGATGGTCCCGGAAGGGGCACATTACCACTAGTGCGATCCGTAAACTGCTCGTCATTAATCGCACTTAAAATATGATCAACAATATGCTGATCATGCTCGGGGTGGTGACTTAGCGGAACAAATGAATTTTGACCAAATATTGGCACAGCAACAATAGCCTCACTCACAGTTTTTTCACTGGCCATTTCACCAATTCGCCTTGTTGTAGACGACTTATCGAATCCACAGAGTTTAAGCAGGGATCCTACATTAGTGTTACTATCATCAAAAGTGTCTTCAGAAAAACTCTCTGCTAATTCTAAAGTAATACCATTGCTGTTGTTTGGTTTGGGTATATCACCATACGTTTTCCATGTCCCTCGTGTAACACTATCATCTGTATGAGCATTGTGACTTAGCACGGGACATTCAAATTTCGTACTCAAAACCCACATGCTTTCCGATGTGTTTGCACCTCCATGTGCCGTTATAGGTGTTCCATCTTCAGCGTTCCAATCAACATTATATACTTGTGATTTACCAAAGAAATCAATAGAAGAGGTCAATTGCATTTGAAATAACCTAGCAACTGAAGATGACCAATTATAGTCATAAGTACTGCTATTGCTGCTATTCAGTCTATCTGCCTTTTCATTGGAGTTCCAACATGTGACAGTTGTGTTATTGTGAATATCTGATAAATCTGGTTTTACACCGCCATGGCCATAAAATTCATAGGATGGTGTATATTTCAAGCGGCATTTCGCAGTACCATAAAAATATGGAGGCGTATAAGGAGCGAATGCAGGATCTGCAGTGTGCATTATCCTATCAGCAGCATATTCTCCATCGGTAGTATTGTTGTTCTCCGCTGTTGACATAGGCACCTCACACGCTGGGCCGTAATGGATTCCACGAAGGAGTCGCCTTGGGGAATAGGCATCAGCATTGTGATCGGAGCCGGGGCCGTCTCTTGGGCCTTCATACGAAACAAAATTACTGCCAGTCTTTAATATAACATCCATATAATAATCTTTTGGAGTATCTTCATCAACAGACTGTACCGCCTTGAAATCAGATGCTCTTACAGATGTAAATGTAGATAATTGTTCATCTTTTAAAAAGAATCTAACGGTTTCAGCTAAGAAATTGTGCATCGCTAGATCATACCTATAATCATCTCCAGCCAGACCACCGGTCGCGACCGTTAAAGGAACGTGAACGGGGTCTATTAAGTTCATTTGTGCTTTAGGTATATAACTCTTGGGATCGTAAATCGCTTCAAACGGTAATCTAAATTTGAAATTTTGGTTTATATAAGTCGTATTATCCCCAAGAAGCCCCCTATATTTACCATCAGAGCCAGTTTTATCAAAAGTATTATTTTCAGGATGCGTAGGTTTAGGACGAAATCCCGTGTCCATCATAACAGGCCAATCCACAGCCAACCCAGATTTAATTGAGTTATATAAGATGCCAGGAGCCATCAATGGCTGCAAAATAGTTTGCATACGCCCAGCTTCAGTGTTAACTCCCGTGCTAGGTACATTTTCTCTAATCTGGTCTCCATATGATTGAGAGAAGAGTGTACCCAATTGTAATGTTCTCGTAACCGGATAAAACCCTTGATATGGAAGAAACTTTTTAATCCCGCGACATATCATCTTAAAATGCGTTGTAGTATAACCGCTAGTTTCATGGTCCGTTTTCATTACATCAAAATGTTGTAAGAAATCTGAATGTGAGAAAATCTTGAAAAAGTCTGTTTCACTTGATGAAGAGAGGTGTCCTCCCTCTAAAGTGAATGTCGCTGCCTCATCGTCATCGCCTTTAAAAGTTTTTGGAACTTCAAAATTATTCTCTAAGTACTCTTCCATGTGTTCAGAAACCCTAAACTCTGGAATAGTAGTATAGCCTTGGCCGATCAATCTAATATCTTGGGCATAGTCGTCATAAGAATCGTACCAGGGGTTTCTAGCAGTGCCTCTAATGGTGGCGCGATCCGTATTTGCAGTCCAATCAGCAATATAACTTTTAAATTTATATTGAGTGCTACTAACTTTATATGTATGTAACTGAAAACAGTCATACTGCAGTGAAGCTGTTGCTTGTGTTGCTCTCGCGTAGCGTAAGGGATAGTTGCCGATAAAAAATGTATCGACATCTGCGATAGTCCACCCATTATACCACGACAATTCACCTGTTTTACTGCTATCAGTGCTATCAGAAACAGTTGTACTAGCCAAAGGAGAAGAATAGGTTTTAGTCTTTGTCGGAAATCCTCCCGGCGAGCCTTTACAGTCCAGTGGCCAAACACTCTGTGGCATATAAACAGTAGCAGGCGATGCAAATGCATTGGTGGAGGTGGAGAAATTATAAGTATAACTTGACGCGGATAACTCATAGCCAAGAGAACTGGTATGGATGGTGGGTGAGCCCTGTCCAACTTTTAACCTATCACTAGCATCGTTTCTCCAAAACGTCCTATTTTGCCCACCAACTGCCGTTGCCATTTGTAAAGCAGTTTCAGCATAATTCGTTCTACCGCGCACCTTACCAAGGTATGCATTAATCTCTTTAGGGTACACCGTTTCAGTATACACAAATTTATCGAACTTTTCTATCGGATTGGTTTCCCAACTCATTCCACGAGCAGTATACAAATAAGTAATCTTATCGTACATCTGGTTACCACCGTCGCCTGTGACGGTATTTGTGATTCTGTTTAATTTATCGTTTGCAAAAGTTGTCAAGTTGTTACCATAAGTGGTCTTGACTTGCAACGCCTGCGGAACAAGGACATCCAGTGTACCGGGTGGTGTAAAACCATGATCTTTAATAAACAAAGAATGCATAATCGGCTTAAACTTCGAAGTCACTGGAGGTTCTGTGAACTGATGAATTGTGGTTGTTTCTTTTGTTTTAAGAAAGTTTGCCGCTAGGCCGGCTATATCGCCACCTTTTTTAATTTGCCACCATGGTGTTGGGCCTTCCTTATTAACAATAGTATGTGAAACAATGTTGTTTCTTTTTTGATATCTTGCAATTGGATGTTGTCCAGTTCTTGTTTGTTTCCAAGAAGGATGTTGATATGGTCCATTGCGGTGGAGCAGCAAAGAGTTAACGACGGCAGCGTATCCCGCATTCCTTATTGCAGTATCATCCGTATCTCCAGAAGCAACATCACAAAAATCGCTATTTACATAATTTACATCGATGGCAGAGCCTGCACCGGCATGTGTTAATTGCGAGTATCCAAGCGTATTAGCGCTAGATGAAATCGGCTCATAAATATGATGATTCAAACCAACAAAGTCGGTTGGAACAAACTCGGTTAAAGTATTCCAATTTCCGTCGCTTCCAATTTGTACACCAAAGGTTCTACCTTTTTGATCTGATCCATATTTAACAACATGACTACCTAAATCACTTGCACTAACAAATTGAATTGCTTGTACAAAGCCGTCTGCAGAACTTGAATACCATCCGTCACCCGGAGGGTGACCATATGAATAAGAAGTGATATAGGAAGCAGTAATCCAAGTGTATTGCAATGTATCTGCTGGAATCTCTCGCTGAACCCAATAATTGTCATATGACTTTCTGGTTGCAACCGCTGTTAAATCACCCTCATTGATGCTGCCGCTATTAACAATCTCGTATCTATCGAGAGGATTCTTATTCGTTTTATGGTAAGAAGCACTGGCCTCGGTTATAAGAGGTTGGTCAGAAGCGGCAGTTCTAGTGCCGGTAGAGGTGGTTATTATACTAGCAGCAGCATAACTACCAGCAATTGATAAAACAGCATCCACAGTAGTTGTTGAGATCGTTCCCACTTTGCCAGCAGAATTGTGAGCTATAGCAAGGTTTAAATCTTCATTTGTTATAGCCAATTTAATACTAGTATTAATATTTGATGCAAAATCTGCCACCGAACTAACATTTTTATTAATAGAATAATTTGTAGCAGTAGCTTTAGCATTGCTAGTTTGGAACGTGAAAGTAACTTGTTTCCCTAAACCATCTCCAATTATAATAGTTTTATCAGCATAGTCACCTGACGTGGTTGATGTGCATGTAAAGTCTACAGTATCATACGTATCAGGAGCGCCAAATTGTCCTGCATGTGTTGTTAATAAAGACCTTAACGGTTGTCTTACACTTAAGTTTCTAAAAGGAAGCGCATTATATGCAGAGTATTCTTCAGATTCAAAATCTAATGCGCCTCTAGAGTTAATCTCGGGTCCACCTGGGGCAGAGAATCTATTGACGATCACATGCTCGCTTCTTCCACGATCTGGAAGTTTAAAATCTACTAGGCCGTTGACGTGCCCAGACCATACAGGGAGGCTGACCTCTACATCTCTAAAGTCCACTGCGTTTATAAGAGCAGCAGTGTTGCCAGCAGCATTGTTAAAGGTTATTTGATTGCCGTCTGCTCCTATTTTATCAACCCTTAATGTAACATACCTCTCAGAAGATGACGCAATTGCAGTGAGCCCTTGGATTCCGTTGTCACTATCACCAGAACCAGTACCATAACGTACAATTGTATCGTCTGCTGATCCATTTATTGCAGCTACCACGTTAGCTTGCATAATAGCAGCTGTCGCCCCTCTCTTGATATTGATGCGGTTTGTGCCGGCAGCGACCATCGTTGTTAAAAACATTACAACTATTGTGTTATCACTTCCGCCCACCGAAGATGGCACCAAAACTTCAAAAGCATCTTCATTAGCCACGCCGCCCGAATTAAGATCTATTTTATCAGGAGCAGTTGACTTGGTAACAGTTTCAACGCTAGGGCTTGGTATGCCGTTTGACTCAATAAAATAGACATTATTGTTTGATCTTCCTCCGCTAAGTTTAACTACTTCATAGCTCTTCTCATAGTTTCCAATAATCGTCGTTCCTGCTGAACCAGTGGTTTGTTTAATATTTCTAATGTTTACAGGACGTTTTGCAGATTCGTCTCTCAACATTGAGGCTTTTGGGTATTCTGATTTAAAGGCCACGCTTGCGTTTCTTTGAGCAGGGAGCAAATATAAATCTTGACTAGCCGCCTGTTTAATTCTAAAACCCTCACCTCGTGTGGATTCTTGATCCGACGCATTATAATTCAAGGCGACATGTCTATATTGCCACCCACCAACATATTTTTCTGTAAACGGACCCTGTAATGGAACATCATTTGTTCCCGGGGTGATATCATCATGATAATTGGCAATAACAATATTATCTTTAAAGTCCACATTACCGACGCTAGAACTGTACAAAGTAAACGGCACAATGAAGTCATCACTAGTGAGATAACTTAAATCATGCGCAGTTGGATTTCTCGGTTGTACTTTATAACTGACCTTTCTTTTAGATACTAACGTTTTATTATCATCGCACGAATCATTATAATCTATCGAAGTTCTGGAGACTGCCAAATGATCATAAGCATCTCGGGGGAAGTTAGTATTGAGAGAGGCATGGTAAAAATCGCGATTTTTGTTCGTTTCAGAGTTAGATCCGCCACCAAACGTCCTTGTCTTATCAATATCTAATCTAAAGGGCCTAGAAAGCCGTCTAAGGGCGTAAGTTGAGGCTAGGTATGTGTTGCTATTGCCTCCGCCAGAACCGCTGTGAGCGAGCGTATCGTTGATCCAGGAGCCACTAACATCACTAGTGATTCTTTCTAAAAGCGTGTTCCTATCCGAATCAACATTACCATCTCCGGAAGTAGCAGAAGTATCTCTTTCCACTCTTTCTTTCCACCAAAGACAATTATCACCTTGTGTCTTTGCACCGCCAGAAAACTTACTAGACACGGTAACGTTGCTGAAGTTATGAGTAATCGCTGTATTACCCTCATAACCTGCAACGACTTGAGTTAAAGTAAGGGTTGCTCCATCGCGAGTTACTGTAATTTTATCACCTGCGGTGTTATGGCCGGCGGGGCCATCAATGGCCAGTTTTAGGCCGGCGGCGATCTCGGCGGGCGTGTTCGGTGCACCTCCATGGCCGACACCAAAGGCAAGATCCGAGCCAGACCATTGCGATCCTTTCGCTTGATAAGTTCTAGATGTTCCATCAGTTGAAATGATTGTGATGGTGTGGTCATATGAATAATCTGGATCAGGTGCACCAGTGAAAGTTATTGTTGCAGTCGCTTGGCCGATGGGTGCATGGCCAAACTTCCAATTATAGAGAAGTTCATTAATACCAAACAGAGAACCTTCCGGTTCACTAGGGGACGTTTCAATTGTTGGGAACTTGGTCCAATACTTATTTCTCTCCAATACATGACTCTCAACCATGTTCTGTAATGCGTCTGAAGTGTTGGCCGAGACCGGTGTTAGTTGTTTTAAAATTTCAAATATAGACGTATCAATCCACTTATAAAAATCAACAAATTTATCGAGGTCTGGTGTGTTATTGACTTTTTCAAAGAAGAACTGCTTCATCTTTGACAAGGATTTGTACGATTGGCGATACCGATATACAGGCTCACCAATTAAATTATTAAAATCCATTATAGAAGCAAACATGTTTAACATTTCTTCTGATATTGTTTGATACATACTCTTTTCAAAAGAAATATAATATGTAATTGGGTTATGCTCTCTTGTGAAATATTCGTCATCTTGTTCTAAAATCTGAACCATATCAGAGCTATTAATGACTTCTGGCAGTTGTTGTTTTGCAGAATACACATATTCAGCGTTAATACAGCCGGTATCATTGGCATCAAAAGAATACCCACGACCAGGGTGTCTATAGTTAGTGATTCCGCCGACCCAATTACACCTAGCGGCGTTGGCGACGGAGCCAGAAGTCACGTCTTTTACGATAAATTCACCAGACGAATCAGATCCAGTAATCGTCGCGAAATCCCAATTTAAAGCAATCGTCTCAATTGCCGGCACTTCAGTTCCACTTAAAGTCGTCTGAAGAGAAGAAAAAGAATTTTTGTAAGCATTAGGAGCCCCATAATTAGAAGAATCCTTAGCGTGTTTTTTAATGACGTCATCATTAAGATAATTCATCCAAACGCGAGCGGATGAAATTCGTGCATCGCTGTAAGATAATATAGAGCCAGTAAAATTAGTTTTATGTGCACCAATGTACAATCGTTTTTTAGAGGTTAAAAAGCTTTTAGCAAGGGCAGTACTAGTCATAGAACCAGTAACTAAAAACTCGTTCTGTACAATATCTGTATTTGCGTTTACACCAACAAATTCAACGTTATACTTGTACGCATCATTAGCGCTACTTGATGCAATCATATCTACTATCGGATACTTTACTGGTTTGAATCTAACAGCAAAGTTCCACTCGTTATTGTCATACACATTGTAAAACAAACTACTTGTCAGATTGGGAATTATACCATTGCTACTAGTAAGTTGGAAATATGCATGCGGTGAATCTCTCTTATCCCTAACCGCATACACTTGGAAGTCGTAATCGTCAGCGCCATTGGTAAAGCTTGTGATCGCAGTGTTAGAAAGAGTTGTAACAATTGTAGTGTTACCACCTGAGCCGGCTGTGGCCTGCGTCAAGGTCAATTTGGCCCCGTCGCGAGTTACTGTGATTTTACCATTGTGGCCAGCTGCAATTTCAATGCATTGTTTTAGACCATCAGCGATGGTAGCTAGCGCTGTTGGGGCACCGCCATGGCCGACTCCAAAAGCAAGATCATTGGAGTTCGCTGGGCCGAATTGTGATCCGTGAGTTACATAAGTCCTAGACGTCCCATCGGATGAAACGATTATGATAGTGTTGTCATATGAGTAGTCTGGATCGGGGACACCAGTAAATTCAATTGTTGCAGTGGCTGCAGCGTTTGTTACCCATGTATAATTTGTGTCAGTATTAGAAGCTTGCGCTGTATGTACACCAAACAATGAACTAGTAAGAGGAGCATAAGACTTATAAAATTCACCCGTGCCGGCTTCCTGGCCGAATTTATACGGAAAAATAACCTCTGCCTCAAATGTCATTGGTACACCTGGGTCAACATCACTAAAGGGTGTGCCAGAAATATAAGATCTTACATCTGCATCAGCTTCGGATGTAGAAACGGTAAAAGAATCGATGAACGCACTTACATTAGACACAGTGGCGTCGTTTGAACCTATTTGATCCTCGATAGAAGAAGTAGTATCGTTTGCTCCATCTCCCATTCTCCACCAAGAAACCAAGTTTGAAGCTTGTGAGTGAGAAGATAAACTAATTGGACTTTCATATAACTCCGTAACCTCGTCCGCGTCCAGGGCAATACCCCAAATAGCCACCTCATCAACCGAAAAATCTCCATAGTTACTATTTACATCCCTACCGATACGGAAAGGTTTTGACTCGTTTTCCATGGTGACGTAGCTTGTACTACCCGCTCCAGTGCCCGTAAGAGATCCGTTTACATAAACCTTGAGTGACGAAGGTGATGTGCCACCTTCATAAACTCCAACAACATGAACCCATTCATCACTAGTGGGAACAGCCACGGACACATTCATCAAATAAGCAGTATTATCACCAGTATCTACGATATACCAAACTAATTTATTTGTTCCATTGTGCTGATGATATACATTAAATCCCCACTCGGCATATGTGGTTGTAGTGCTGGAATATAAAAGATCTTCGACCAACCCCTTACCAAGTACAGGTTCGTTTTTATAACCAGATCCGGGGGCTCCACCTAGTGTCCAATCTTCTTTGTTAATCCAGAAAGAAATAGAAAAAGCACTGGTTCCAAAAGAAAGGCTATCAGAATCAGCAACTTCAAGATATTGATTTGTACCGTTTAAGGAAATGGCTTTATTCGTGACATTACACGTGCTGCAGGCACTTCCAGTTACCTGGAATACACTCCCTGTATGATTATTAGTAAAATCTACAAAGTGTTTCTTAACAGTCGTAACTCTAGTGTTTTCTTTTAGAACATATGTATCGTTATTTGCGTATAAATTGATTTTGATCAACTCATCATCGATGCCATAACATCTAATGAGGTTTCTAAAAGATTTCTCGGTTCCTTTTGTTTTATAGATGTAAGTCAAATTGTTATAAATGTTTTGATAAATCTCATTTCTAATCTCAAACAATTTCTCTTTATAGAGTTTTTCTTCGTCGCGACTAGCGAATCTTTCAAGCAAATCAGCCTGCACAAAGATTTCTGGCACAATCAGCCCTCGCGACTCTAACATGCGATCTACGAAAGGAAGAGGAGTCTCATCGCTCTTATAATACTTTATATTTGTAAGTGTTGGTAAAGATTGTATTTGTAGATGCAAGGTATCAAAATAGCTTGAAATAATTTGCACCATATTCAGCAGAGTGCCATCGTCTTCTTCCGTAATCCAATGCGGCAGAGAATTATATATTGAAGAATTGTTTTGGTAGTCCCACGCAGAACCTGATTGTCTCATGGTTGTAGTCAGTGACTTTACATCCGGGTGAAACGAATACATGACAGGATCTCTAAATTCCGATATTGCTGCACTAGCAGATACAATAGCAGATCCCGTGTTACGCGAGGAAGAAGTATACCCTGTCCATGTACCATTGGAGATTCTTCCGGAATAGTCCAGCACACTTGAATCAGAAGAGCTAGTGCCAGTTATTCCTTCGTTAAACTTATAATATACGCCCAGATCCACAGGGTTAGCAGAGCCCGTAAATTTGAAATTATCACTGTTGGTACCTCCCCCAACGTGAGTAAACCAATATCTTCCAATTTGCTTAGAAGTTCGTCTTTTGGTCCAAAATCTAAATTCATCCAAAGATCCGGATAGGCGACCTGCACCTCGTAAATTTACATCCGTAAAACTATTACCAGATGGAGCAGTAACCAGTGCCCCAACATATGCAATTGATCCAGTGCTAAATTCGCCTATAGTGGTACCTGCAGTAAAAGTTTTCTTTAGTTCCCCATTGAAATACGAATATAGTTTAAGATTTGACCCAGAATTAACAAAAGAAACAGCTATGTGGTTCCAACTTCCAGTTGCAATTAACGTACTGTCATACAATGCTTGTTTGAAAACACCCGCTGTCCCCGATTGAGCCGTTAAGATGAGATTATAATTGTTTGCAACCGTTGCTGATGCTGACAATTCCAGTGTGACTCTACCATAATCAGCGCTGGATGATAACGAGCCACTTCGCCATAAATCAAATATAACTTGTTTATCAGTTGTGGTGTCTTTATCTAAAGCTCCCACCTTAAGCCATGCTTCGATGGTGTTACCTGTGCTTCCGCTAACCCCTAAGTTGGATTTTCTATTTATTTCTTCATCCCATATATTTGCATCACCTGTGTATGGGCTCGGAAATGATTTGGCAAAATTCTTACTAGAGTCAGAAGAAGCGTGTGGGCCTCCATATAAAGAGATATATTCTAAAGTACTTGGTTTTCCATAACCATCTGTAGCAGAACCATCCCTAGTAGACCATCCAGTAGCTGCAAAGACTGCATACCCTGTTGTCCTAGGGTACTTGTTCTCCAGCATCCAAAGATCCAGGTAAGTAGATTCATTAACCCACGTGGTTTTTTCCTTAAGCGACCCATCATAAGGATAAGTCTTATAAACTCTTTCGATAGAATCAAGGTAATATTTTTCCGCTGATCCAAAACGTGCGAAGTTTGAAGCAGTTGCATAGTTGACATTAGCTACAAATCTATCATCACGAGTCTGTATTTCTTTAAGATATTCTGGAGATTCTAGCTCACGTCCAGTGTTATCCTCGGTTGAGGCTTTGCGAACTTTATACGGCCTGTTGGTCGTTGTAAAAAGATCTTTTAATTTTTGGCCCATACTATTTCACCTTAAATCGGAATACTTCTGGCTGTTTTACATATTTTCCATTTGTGTAATGTATAAAGTTAATCTCGTATAAATACCCTGACTCTAACAAATCTATATTCAGATCAAAATAACTGCCACTGGTATCATACGAAAGTTTTGTATAATCCACACTTCCTGTGCCATATGCTATTACCTCTGTATCATCATATGGCCTTCGGATTTTATAAAATAACTTCTCGATATTTGTCGTTTCAGCAGTTGCTGTCGCCTTAGTATAAATAGTAGGGTTCCAATTTTGTAAACGTGTGAAAACTCTAAACCTTGCAGTTTCATCACGAGTATATTCTGTTTTTAGATTTGTGATATTTATCACGTAATTTGGATTTGGATCATACCCGGGAGCAGCAAGGCTTGTTGGAGAAATAGTGCCGGTAAAATATTCAACTCCTCCCCTATACCAAACATCAAATAATTTCGTTAGCGGAGTAGAAGATGCTGTTGCAGCAAAACTTCCACTATATACACCGGTTGAAACGCGACCGCCGACAACTTCTATTTTTGCCGAACCTGTGACATGCACCCCGTCTTTAACTAAAAGCAGGGGATCTCCGGAAGGAGACGTATTATCTGCTGACCCTGAGTATAGATTTATATACAGGCCCCCGGATTCGACGCCTCCGACAAAATCTGTTTTTGTCATGCCAGTTTGGCCACCTAAATCAGTGAGAGTGACAGTCGTATTGCCGTCTTTTCCTGTGGTTGCTTGAGTTATTGTTACAACAGCACCAGACGAGGTAGCTGTGAAATATGAACTATAATTTATAGCTGTGGCAATGTTCGTGGCCGTGTCGGTTGTACTGTTATTTGCAATTGCAGCTTCTACAGCCGTGGTAGCTGCAGCGGAAGTGGTAGTCCCTCCGATAGCGGTAATAGTACATACAACTGTCGTTTGGTCAGTAGAAATCAGGGTGATTTTGTCACCAGCTTCCATCCAACCTTCATTAGCAACAGTAACTGTAGCAGTGGCAGCGGCTGCATCCAAACTGGGTATATCTTTCAGTTGCCCTCTAACATAGTTGTGAAGATAAACTGTATTTAAGTTATCAGCTGCAGTGGCTAAAGAGCTGCTATAATTAAAATTATTTCTTTGATCAAACGTGGCTTTATCCCATCGTGCTTCGATAACTGGCCTCTGAAAGAAATACTGCGTACCCCTGGCAGAAAACCTCTTTGTATAATATGAGCGCTTATCAGAGCCATCTTCATATGTTCCAGACATCATAATGCCGACGCCATAATTGTTCTTGGTGCCGGCAATCCACTGCTCCACTAGTTCACTAATGTCAATATCTAAATCTTCATGGCCGTCTTTAAATGTTTGAGAATATAGTGTAGCGGCGGTAGTATGATAATCTCCACCTTCTGTTGTCCATGACACTAAAGTGGAAAATGCAGTTGCAACTGTAATAATACTGTCTGTAACAGCAGTCCCATCAGTGGTGGTCTCGCCAGAAAAGCCTGTTGTTTTTTGTGTTAAAGTAACCGTTGCGCCAGATGACGTAGCTGTAGTGTTCAAAGTTGCCGGTGATGCATCAGCAGCAGCATTAATAGCTGCAGCGATATTCGTTGCAAACTGTGTAGCATTACTATTTGCATTGCCAAACGCAATTTTAGTTGCAGTTGATGTAGATATTGAGTTATCAATTGTAAAATTAACTGTATTGCCATCTGCATCTGTAACATTCAAAACTCGTGTATTGGCCTGACCGGCAGTTTTACTTGTTGCCGTCAATACTGCAACAGCGTTAGAAGAAGACCCGGACTGTGCTAACTCCCAGTTTGCTTCATCGCGATCTGTATAGCTTTCCATGTCCAAGCCCAGACCCTCGTCCCAGGCAGTTGATACGGGTTTAACAGCCAGTGTATATTCACTTGGCAGTGTCAAAGGGTGTTCTGTGTTATAAAGTCTTAAAAACCAGGACACGCTACCGCTAGCGGGGATCGTCCCAGCAGTGCGATCAGCTGACATTGTATCAACAGGGAATTTTATTAAAATACGTGATTTTTCTTGAGAAAGCCCCGCGCTTCCAGAATCTTGTCCATAAATAGAAAAAACCTCTAACGAGTCTGCCAAACCCATGTTAGACCCCGTGCCCCTATTGGATATAGTAGAATCAAAAGCATTAGTTATTGTTGTGTCTGCACTGGCAGTGTATCTGTATAATCCCATTATCTAATAGTTCCTGTTATATCTATATTTGGATATTTAAGCTCTGCAACCATATTCCCAGGAATATGAACGAATCGTCTGTCTGGCGATGTGTGGGCATCAATGTCAAGATAAGAACCAGCATATTCGGCTCCAGAACGATGTACAATTTTGACAGAAACAGTATCTGCGATGCCAGGTAGATTATTTAATGTTCTATAGATATTCGATATTGATATATGCTCTCCTATCTCAAAAGGCACAGCAAACAAATTCTTCAATGCGCTAACTGCTTGCGTTAATATATCAAATCTATTTGCAGATACTTGACTGATAGCGGTAAATTTAATGCCAAAATTAAAAACCTTAGCGTCCAAGATATCAATAGTATCATTGACCATCCTGTAATTGTTAAGCCAAGTTTTTAAATTCTTTTTAATAGCCGTGTTGGTTTTAGTAAATTTATTACCAGAACCCTCAGATACAACGTACATATTCAAGTTTCTTTTTAGTGTTCCAGTGTCGCGAACAATATTGCATCTCTTGATAGCACCGAATTCCCCAGGCATGGCATATGTTAAAGCTATGTAATCTTGAGCAGTTACCGCTCTATTCTGTGTGGCGTGATGATCAAAAACTCGTATCTTGACCTCATCAGATGTTGTTTCTACCGTGTCTCCAGTTATTGGTTCTTCATTGGTACACTCCAGGGAACCAATGACAGCATTAACCTTGCCCTGATCTAAAGTATTAAAGTCGTCAAACTTCATAATTGGACGAGCAACATTTGTGACAGAATCAACAGCAGCATTTGCATTATCCGTTGAGTTGGCACGATAAATTACTCTAAGGGTGGTGTCTGCTGGTGCAATCCCGAATTTATCAGAAGACACCAAATTCGAAGGATCAAAGGATTTATCAGCAAAATAACTCTTGGCGTGTCTATCTAAAACTATGCTTGCAGGATCCTTAACAGATAAACTTGGAAGTTTCTTATCGGAACCATGACCAAATTGCAAAGAATTAACACCAAATCCATCTCGCTCAAGAGTAAATCTCCTAGGCACAACGACGCGCTTAATCAGCGAAGGCACTCCGTCTGATTTATAATCTGGGTTTGAAACAGCGGTATATATTGTGTTCTGTGATAAATTTTGTACTTCAAAATACTCATGTCCCTCGGAATCGCGAACAGAAATAATCTCAGTAACATCTTCACTAGCAAGATCAAGTTTTAAAAATTTCTGTGCTGTTCCGATGGTGAACACCTCTTCCACCAAGTCTCCAGAAACAACAGTTCCAAACGCCTTAATAGCAAAAAAGGTTGGTGCGCCTGTAGTTGTATTAACATTGGCTACAATCACTTCGTTATTTGTATGAGAGAATTCCACATCATGTACTAGGGTAAACTTATTTCCGTCCACGGAACGAAGTTCTGTACCTCTTTGCAGCACCGGTATATAATTCGTGTCCGGACCCACACCAGTAACACTAGCCGGCACAGAAGCAAAAAACGCGATGACTCCAGTTGAAGTTGACGATCCTTTTGGTTTATATCCTAGCTGGCGACCATGCTTAACAACGTTTTGATATTCAATTGAAGTGGCCAGAAAAGATTCATTGGCTTGATAATCCAAATAAAACGATAAAATATCACCAACATACGCAACAGTATCAATCATTAAAGAGCCAAAAGACGCATCAGTAAAATCCTTATAGCTGTCCGGATAATACCTTTTAGCATAATTGACTAAATCTGTTCTTATGGATGCAAAATCTCGGCTAGTATACCTTATAGGAACGTTTTTTCTTTCTGGCATATATTTTTATTCCTTTATAACACTTATAAATAGATTGGTACATTACTATATTTCTAATATTTGTATTTCACTTTCGGAAGGAATAGAGTAAAATATTTTAATACTTAACAAAGGGTTGCCAAGTTGTTCCTCGGAAGACGTAAATTCCATGTCTTCTATGATAACTCCGGGGACATATTTTGTAACCTGCATTGAAACATCATTACGAATCTTTGATTCTACATCAGGGGTAAAGTTCTCGAATAAATATTTAGCTACGCCTGCTCCAAAATCAGTGTTCATAACTCTTTCTCCTGGAATAGTCATAATCACGTGTTTTAAATTTTGTGATAATGTCTGTTTCAATGTCTTGTTTAGTGCATACCCATCAATAGTATCTTTGTATAGTGGCAACTTTGGCGAAATACCGGACATAATGTTCCTCCCATATACATATAAATATGCACATTTTATATTTTTTATTTTACAACAATACAGGCTGCAGACCTATACAGTATTATGGTCTTTTTTGTAATACTGCGAGCTGTTGTTGCTATAGACCATGCCGAGAGCCTCTCGCTCTTCCTTCTCCCAATCGCTCCAGGATTGACCAAATGTAATATAATTTCCGTCTTTCATCATTTCAACCCCACCGACTGTTAAACTGACCAGCGTGTTATCAACTAATTTCGCATCTACTTGTTCTGCAAAGTCCCAAGTAATATCTTCCATGGTCGGAAAAGAACGCTGCACATCCTCTCCGCCGGCTGCAGAGGCCCCTTCATACCAACTATTACTAGCATTTGTACCTGCAAAACCAATATTTGCGAAGCCCG